GTGAGTAGTACAACGTAGGAGATGAAAACAATGAACAAACTTCCGAAAACAATCAATGACAAGCTCAACGAGGGCCGCGCCTACCGTGATATCAAAATTTCCGGGTTAGAGCTCCGGGCGGATGGCGAGGACGCCGATAAGATCGTTGAGGGCTATGCTACGGTGTTTAATCAGCCGTATGAACTTTGGCACTATGACGGGTATACCGTATTAGAACAGATTGATCCGTCCGCCTTCGATGAGTGCGACATGAGCGATACCATCATGCAGTATAACCATGAGGGCCGCGTGTTCGCCCGCGTCAGTAATGGGACGCTGAACGTCAAGCCAGATGACAAGGGGCTCCAGATCCGGGCCGATCTGGGCGGCACCGAGCTGGGCCAACAGGTTTATGAGGAAATCCGCGGCGGGTATACCGACAAGATGAGCTTCGGGTTTACCGTCAAGGAGGACAAAAGGGAAATCACCGAGGACAAGGAGAAGAACACCGTTACCGTTCTCCGGACGATTACCAAAATATCAAAACTGTACGATGTTAGCGCCGTTTCGATTCCTGCGAACGACGCTACTTCTATATCTGCGCGAAATTACGGCGAGGGAGTCATTGCCGAAATTGTCGAGGAGCTCGAAAAGCGCGAACGAACAAAGAAACGAATCAAAATACTTTTGGAGGTCTAAGGATGGACTACAAAACAATGACAAACGAAGCGCTTGAGCAGCGCCTTGCCGCTATCCCGGCTGAGCTGGATGTTGACGGCGCCGATCTGGACGCACTGGAAACTGAAGTAAGAGAAATCAAAGCAGAACTTGAAGCCCGCAAAGCGGCGGCCAAGAAGCGCGAGGAGATCCGCACGGCTGTAGCTTCCGGCGAGGGCCAGACGGTCTTTTCATTCAAAACGGAGGACAACAACATGGAAAACGAAACCAGAAAAGCAGAAATGTTCGATGCGCTCGCCGAGTACATCAAAGGCAAAGCAACCGACGAACAGCGCGCATTGCTGACCACCGGAGCGACCGGCGGCACCGTTAAGGTGTCTAATGTCGTTGATGATTTCATCTGGACGGATTGGGATAAATCGCCGATCCTCTCCCGGATCCGTAAGGTTTATGTTCGCGGCAACTATACCGTTGGCTATGAAGCTTCTGCAACCGGCGCAGTGAAACACACAGAAGGCGCGGCGGCACCGAACGAGGAAGCACTTACGCTCGCATATGTGAATTTCGTTGAGCAGTATTACAAAAAATGGATCACGGTATCCGACACTGTTCTTGCTATGAAGGGTGAAGCGTTCATGCGTTACCTGCTCGATGAGTTCGGACATCAGCTCGCTGTTGCGCTTGAAAACGCAGTCGTTGCGGAAATCGCCGCGTCTACGCTGTCCGCGAAGGTCACTAACCCGATTGACAACACCGCCGCGATGGCAGGCTTTGCGGCCCTGTCCGACGAGGCAGCAAACCCGGTCGTCATCATCAGCAAGGCTAACTATGCCGCGATCATGAACGAACGTGCTACTACCGGCGGCAAGATCGAAGATCCGTTCAACGGCATGGAAGTACTTTTCAATCGCACCGTAACCGGTATGCTTGTTGGCGATCTGGACGGCGTTGTCGCCAACTTCCCGGATGGCGAGGACTTCAAGTTTATCGTAGATGACACGAGCCTTGCCGAAAAGGACATGGTTAAGATTGTCGGCAAGATCCTCGGCGACATTCACCTTGTTCGCCCGAACGGGTTCGCGGTGGTGACTGAGGAATGAGGGTAAAGGTAATCAAAGACGTAACTTTAACGATTAAAGCGGGGCAGACCGCCGACATTGACGGCGCCCAGCTTGATGCGGCGCTTAGGCTTGGCGCGGTTACGGTTGAAGAAGAGCCGAAAAAGAAAACCACAACGAAAAGGGCGGCGAAATAACCGCCCTATCTTTTTTAGGGGGTCAAGCATGGTTGTTACAGCTTTACTAATTGAACAGGCGAAAGCGGCCCGGAGGATGACCACAACGGCGCTTGACGGCGAGGTTTCCCGGCTGTTAGAGGCTGGATTGCTTGACCTCGGCGTAGCGGGTGTCGAAGTGCCGGAGCAGTACGATTACTTAGTGACTCAGGCGGTAATCACTTACTTCCTGATGAACTTCGGCCAGCCGGATGACTACGACCGGCTTAAGCGATCGTACGACGAACAGAAGGCCCAACTTGCGACGTGCACGGGTTATACGGATTGGGGGCTTGATGAATAATGGATAGGTCAGACGTCATCACGCTCGTATCCGAGGCCCGCAATCAGAACGAGTACGGCGTATGGGAAACGGTTAAAACAAATCGTGATGTGTTCGCCCAGGTCGATAGCGTTACACGCTCGGAGTTCTTCGAGGCGGGCCGCAATGGCCTTAATCCGGAATTCCGCTTTACGATGTTCGCCGGTGATTACGAAGGCGAGCAGATCGTAATATTTCATGGCAAATCATACGGCGTATATCGTACATACTTAGGCCGCACCGATACGATTGAACTATATGTCGAAAGGAAGGGCGGCACCAATGGCGTATGATTTTACAGCCGAGGTTATGGAGGCATTGAACAGCTATGCGGTAGGCGTGAACGAGGCAATGCAAAAAGTATTGCCGAACGTCGCAAAGGAAGCCGCCAAACAGTTGCAGAGCAATTCCCCACATCGGACGGGTAAATATGCATCGGGTTGGCGTCAGAAAACCACAAGCGGCGCTCTGGACGTGCAAGCAGTCGTTTATAACGCCAAGGCGCCGGGCCTGTCACACCTGTTAGAGCATGGGCACCTTTTGAGAAATGGGAAACGCTCGCGGGCGGTCACTCACATAAAGCCGGTTGAAGAATGGGTAATATCCGAAGCGGCAAGACAATTAGAGGGGGCCTTATCGAAATGACTTTTAAAGAAGTATCAAATATGGTCGGGTCTATCGGGCTTCCGTTCGCTTATTACGAGTTTCCAGAAGTCAATGAATCCGGCGGCACGGCGGTAACTGCACCGCCGTTTGTTTGTTTTTATTTCCCGGAAGACCGGGATTTTAAAGCAGACAGTAAAAACTACCAGAAAATAGAACATCTTGTAATTGAGCTGTACAGCGATAACAAAGACTTTGCCCTTGAGACGTCCGTTGAATCGGTGCTTGAAAGCAACGGCCTTGTGTGGGCTCGTAACGAGGGGAAAATCGAAAGCGAACGTATGTATATGGTCACTTACGAAATGGATGTAGTTATCACGGAGGAATAAACGAATGGCTAATAAGATCAAATACGGCCTTAAAAATGTCTATTATGCAGTTGCCACAATCGGCGCTGACAATAGCGCAACCTATGAGACGCCGGTAGCGTTTCCTGGCGCGGTGTCGCTCTCTCTGGATCCGGAAGGCGAACAGAGCAATTTTTATGCTGATAACATCGCATACTATGTAACCAATTCAAATAACGGTTATTCCGGCTCTCTGGAGATGGCCCGCGTAACGGATGACTTCGCGGCGGATATTCTGGGCGAGATCACGAACCAGACAAGCGGCCTTAAGTATGAAGTGCAGGATGCTGAGCCGGTGCACTTTGCTCTTTTGTTCCAGTTTGAAGGCGACGAAAAAGCAACGCGCCATGTGATTTACAACTGCGTGGCTTCCCGTCCTTCCGTCTCTGGGTCTACCAAAGAGGAAAACATCGAACCGGAGACCGAGAGCGTTGATATCACTGCAACCTCGATTTATGTATCTGCGGTCGACAAGACCGTGGTAAAGGCCAAAGCCGAGGAAGGCAGCACGGCATACACGGACTTCTTCACGGCTGTACAGCAGCCCGCGTAATTAGGAGGGAATCATCGTGCGGGAAATTATTGTAATTGACGGTAAAGAAATTGAAATGGAAGCTAACGGCGCTACGCCGCGGATCTATCGCCAAATGTTCGGTGAAGATCTGTTTGTGGCGCTTCATGGCGCTGTGATAAATGGCGAGGTAGCTAATATCGAGTGCTTCGAGAATTTGGCTTACTGCATGGCTAAGCAGGCCGGATCTGTTAGCGAGGATATCGACACATGGCTCGCCTC